GGAATTTCACCATCCACCACCCGCCACTTGTCAATGTCGCATTCCTGGAACAGGGCGTTTGGGTTCTCATCTGACCATTCCCCGCGCATGAACCGCTTTTGTTTCCTGGCGCTCAAACCCATAAGGATATGGAGGTATTTGGGGGTCAGATTGTCAAGGTTGTCAGATGGGTTCATCAGGAAGCTTGCGTAATCCTCGGGATGGGTGATGAGTTGGTTCCCCTCCGGGTTCCGCTTCTCATGGAACAGTTTGTAGGCCCAGTGCCCCTTGTTTGTCGGGTTGAGGTCGTAATACATCCGGATGGGCAGCGAACGAACAACCCCGTCCACCTCTTGATCCACTTTTTGAGCCAATCGAGTCATGGCAATATTCCGAGCATCAAATGGGATCTGACTTATTTCGTTTAAATAGATGGTGGCAAATTCTCGGCCCAAAACCTTCTCGACCCGTTCTTTATCGTCCAGGCCGGCGAACCATATCTCAGACTTGTTTGGGAGCGTTGCAACCCAGTCGGTCCTGTTAATGTCCCATTTCACATCCGGCCAGCAGGTTTTCATGACCTTGGGGAATGTATCCTGGACAATGGATGCCTTGACATGGCTGAAACGGAAACGGAATATCCCATGTCGGCTCTCAGGGGCCTTGATCGCCCGAGTAACAACAGCTCGGACAAGTAGGTAAGTTTTGCCGCTGTTGTGGTGCAAGATCCCATTAGCAAAGTAGTGCTCAACTCCAGGAACGTGCAAGGTGTAGTAGTTTTCTTCGGTGGAACGAGTTACCCTTGAGACGTTACACAACGTGTAACCTTGCCGGGAGGGCACATCGCATGACCCATTGCAAATCAGGGAGAATTGGAATCGAACGGTATCCAGAACTTTTGCGAATGATTGAGGAAGGAAGAACGTCCGCAGAAGTCGGAGATTATCTCGGAGTAGACCCAGAAACAGTTCGTAAGTTCGCCAGAAAGCGGGGACTGTTGATCGTCCATGTGGATCAGACAAGGGAGAATCACCCATCATGGCGGGGTGGGACAACCCTTGACCGCAGTGGCTACATTCTTCAGCGGGTTGAAGCAGAGAGCGAGTTTGGGTATCTGATCCGGGCGATTGCAAGACGCGGGAAGGCGGAAACTGATCGTGCTGGGTATGCTCCAGTCCATAGGATTGTGATGCACCAAAAACTTGGGCGTGTTCTGCTCCCAGGGGAGGTGGTGGACCATATAGATGGAAACAAGACAAACAACGACCCATCCAATTTACAATTGTTTGCCTCAAACGCTGAACACCTGAAGGTGACACTGAAAGGCAGATGCCCGAACTGGACGGCAGAGGGGAAAGCAAGGATGACCGGACGGCCAAAAGGGAGCCGGAACAAACCGAAGACGCCTTGACCCACCCATCACCATCCCAGAATCTATGATCGGGAGTCACCTTCACTTCCATGCCATTCGAGAGGGCAAATTCCACTAACAGACATGACCCTTTTAGGAACGGGGCTTCCGCCAGGGTAACACCTCGGCTTGTATGGACCAGCACGGGTTCCCCGGCCTCAGCCAATTCCCTGATTGTCTTGGTGTGCCCGTCCAGGATCGTATCCCCAGATACACAGCGTGAACCCCCCTCCAACATGATATGGGTGGCATCGCTAGCCAGGATGCCTTGGGCTTCGTTCTGAGCGGCGGTGAGGGTCATAGTCTCTCGTCATCCTTGGTTAGCCTGACAACCATTGGACCGCCCTCTGGGCCGGTCAACTCGGTTTTGTCCCGGAGCATCCCAAGATGCCGCGCCGCGAGGGTCAGGGTTCCCTCCTTGCTCACTAACTTGATTTTCTTGAGATAGCCGGTCCATTCTCGGCTTTCACCGGTTCCCTTGAATGTTTCCTCAACCTCCAGCCCAGCAATGGCACGGCGAGCTGACTCAGGCATCCGGTCCAGGGGGAGCAATGTTCCATCAGCAGCGAACAAATCCGCAGGGTCCAGAAATGCTGACAATGCAATCTCTTGCAGCACCCGGTCCTGTTTTATCTCAGTTCTTGCCTCTCTTTTGGCCATCTTTTCACTCAAATTGGCCTTAATGACAGCATCCAACAACAGACGGGACCCCTGCTGTTGTGCTGTCCTTGGGCTATATCCAGCCCTTACAGCAGCTTGCGTTGCGTTCAAATCAATCAGATATTCGTCGACAAACCTAGATTGCTTGGCATTCAGACCTCCAATTTTGCTCGGAATGCCCTTTTTGATGGCCATGAATCAGCCCTTCTTGGTTGTAACAATGTCATCAATCGTAAGTCCATTAGGCCCAGCAGTAGCTTTTATGGTGGTGTTCCCATGCCCTGCCGATGACTTCTCCCTCATCTGGTCCATGACCGTGGCCATCTCCAGGGCCGATTCTCCGCTGCCATGGGTGTAGACCAGCCCTGGAGCAGTCGGGCGCTTGTGGAACGTCTCCTGGGCGCAACTAGGGCACACGGCGGCCCATCCCTGATCAACTCGCTCTAGGCGGTCAACCTCCAGATAGCCACACGTTGAACACTTTCGATCAAACAGCACAGATCACCTCATGGATATTATACAAGGGACTACCTTCCAATCTCAGATAACTGAACGTGCCGCTGGAAATATGGGGCTTCCTTTCGGATGAAATGGCTCTCTGCTCCCCAGAGATACCAGACAATCCATGTAAACATTTTGGTCTTTTTCTTGGGATTGTATCGCTGAATCGCCAGAACCACATGGAGTCGATACTCGGATTCCATGTCATCCCATTGGGTGGCGTAGGGGTATTTCAGCCTGGCACGAGCCATTATTGGTGGAACACAGCAGAGCGCATACACGATACAACCGTCAATGTCCCCAGCTCTCCAGAGCCCTTGTGCTGTGGCCTCATCAAAATAGTGGGCTGGTGACATGATCCCTCGGTTGTTGCTATATCATACAACAAATTTAAAGGGGATCACGAATAAATTCCCCCGCTGGATTGCGTCTTGCGATCAGTAATTTCAGAGTCCACCTCGCGAATGGTTTGGCAATGACCAAGTAGTTCTAAATCCAGTCGCCTCCCTACATTGGATCCGTCGCGGTTTTTCTGGATCTTCCCCTTCAGCGCATTGTCTTTGTTGCGCCACAAATGCAGGACCACGGCGCTGTCTTTTCCGGGCCGGTCGGAGTCGGCATGATCGGCCAGGGTGGGCTCCCGGCCTTCGGCATCGCCCTTCAATTGGCAGCAGAGCACAAAACCAATTCCAAGCTCTTGGGTCAACCCGACGATTCCAGTTGATACCGCCCCAAACGCGTAGGCTTCGCTCGATCCTTTTTGAATACTGGGCCTCCCAATTTTATCAAACTGATCTAGAAGCACCAGCTGCACTCCATAGCGGTCAACCTCGTGCCGAATCATGGCCTCAATTTTTGACCATGGGGTGCCGGCAACCGGAGCCTGCAGCCGTCCCATCTCCAATAACCCGCCCTCCTGCCCCACGGACTGGATGGCATCATGGCTATATCGGCCCTGTTTGAGGTCAGCGATGCTCACACCCGACAAATGGGAGGCCAGCCGCGCTTTCAGTGATGCCTTGGATAACTCTAGACTGATTGTCAGCGGTTTGATCCCATGGCGGGCACTGGCTACAGCGACCTGGGTAAAAAGTGCAGTCTTTCCCACACCGGGCCGGGCACCAATGACGGCAAATTCCCCCACAGGGATGGGTGCCACCTGATCGAGCGTAGGAATGCCCCACCAACCGCCCCGTTCGGGTCCAGGTGCTCTGAACGGTTCAAAAGCCGTCATCTGGTGCAGAATTTCCATCCACGACTCTCCGGGGTCGCTGGCCCCATCCCTGGCGATTCTGGCGAGTTCGGCCTGGGCGTCGTGGATTGCCTCGTCCGGTTCGGCCATGAGGTCCTCGCCCTGCCGGTAAATGGCGCAGCCCAGTCGCATGAGTTCCCGACGCCGGCGGTGGCCATTCAGGATCTCCACCAGAACCTCGGGATGGCCCACCTCCTGGCCGTCCAGAATCTCATTTAGCCCCACCCTGCCCCCGGCCATGCCGATCGTTTTCTGAGCCTCAAGTTCAGCAAACAGGGTCAACCCGTTCACCTCGACGTGGCGGCCGACGACGGCAAAGATGGCGGCGAATACGGCCCGATGGCTCGGGTTGAGAAAATCCGCCGGGCAGAGGCGGGGCAGGAATGACGCCAGTGCCATCTCCGCGCCGGGCAGGCATAGGGTGGCTAGGAGGGACCGCTCAGCCTCGTGGTCTTCAGGGACGGGGCGGCTCATGATGGCACCTCAAGAAGGGCCTTGGCCCGATCCTCTGCGTTCTTCTGCTTATTCCAAATCATTCTGGCAAACGGATGCCAGTTGGCTCCGTCTTTGTTGTCGGCCTGGGATCCGAAGAAGTATTGCGGAGCTTTGACCATCCCTGGTTTTGTGGCGAGATATGACACCCATGCATCGAGCAAAAGGCCGGGGGTGATGGCAGGGTTGCCTTGGATTAAACCGTCAACCCTGCCAATGAGTAATGCTGGGTCAACCCGGACAAGACGGTCTGAAGGGTCTTTCTGAGGGGTCTGTTGGATGATTTTTTCACAAACCGTCACTAGTGGTTCGGGAAATTTTTCAAAAGGGTCAGCCTTTGGCTTCCGTGGCTTCTTGGAAACAGCTTTAGCTGTTTCTTCTTTATCTCCTACTCCTACTCCTACTCCTACTCCTACTCCTTCACCGTGGTTATTTCCGGTTAACTCTGGTTCACCGTGGTTATCCACGGTTAACCGTGGTTCGCTTTTGCTATCCGTGGTTAACCGTGGTTCTCCGTGTTTGTCTTTGCCAAGTCGCCTTTCGGCCTGGGCAAGACGCCAAACATCCATCTCGGAACGAACCTGCTCGATGAATGGGGAGACCATGGAGCCGTTGGTCACATCGAAGCACCGGATGATCTGAGGAAGAAGTGGTGCAATTTCGGATTCATCAAACCCGAGGAGTTCCGCAATCCCCGCCACCAAGGATGGGACTGAGCCTTTGAGCCAGCACTCGTCCATGAGCTCCCGGTAGAGGCCCCGGGCGGCGAGAGTCATATGTTGAACCTTGCGGGATCCCTGCCATTGGGTAGGATTCCAACGATACCAGAACAAGGGGCGGCTCAAATTTGATCTAGCCATTAATCACCCCAGGGGTTTTCGCCTGGATTTGGCTGGTAAATCGATTTAGGTTCAGATTTACGCCAGGCAGTTCGGTCTTCGGGTGAGCGTCTAGGATCAAGCCATGGTTTGACTTTCTTGCCCTTGGCTGAATTATCCAAAAACCGTGCAGCAATGCGAAGAGCAATTGCACAATTCACAGCTTCATCATGACAGGAAGGATCAATTATTATCAGTGACCCTTCATCCTCTAACCGCCCATACCCCTTGAGAACCTCAAAAGATACAATCCCATATTCTGAAGTTGAATCGGGTTCTATGATGGATATTTCTATACCACTGCCGAGATGGTTCTTGTAATCGGCCACAGGGCCTCCATGGATTGGGCCACCCCCACGTGTTCAGTAACAGTCACCAGCCGTGCCAGCCATATTGGCACCGGGATTCTGTCCGTGGGGGTGATGGGGGGGAATGGCATGCGGTGAACTCCGCTTTACCCGGAAGTCTAAGCCCGAGCCCGTTGCGAGTCAACCCAGTTTTGCAAGGAAACATTACACTTGTATTGAAAACGAGAATCTATTACGTTATGCCGATAATTTACAATAGGGTGCCATATTGCATTGCGGAGTGTCTTGGTTTTAAAAAGGGATGCTGATATTTTTGTGCAGAGGGCACCTAGTGCCACCATCACAATCATCTGCTGACTGTAGGAGAACCCCATGCACGCAACCAAAGCACTTGAGATCGCACGAATCGCCCACTCGAAAGACGAACGCCCCGACCTGCGCGACGCCAACATGATCGGTGCCGACCTGCGCGGTGCCAACCTAACGGGAACGTGCCTCGATCCCGCCAACACCCCGCCGACCCTCACGGACGAGGAGATCACCACAGCCGGGCTGATTGTGGACGGTGACCTGGTCCGTGGCTGGCGCACCAACGTCTCCCAGGTCTGCGGCAACACCTCCTATGAGCCCGGCTCGCACCACGTCGCCCCCTGGTTTAGCACCGACTCTGAGACGCCCTGCCACCCGGGGATCTACCTCGCCTCGAAGGGATGGCTCGCCTCGAATCATGAGGGTGCCTCGATCGTGCCTTGCCACTGCCTGCGCAGCGAACTCGTTCATGCTGGCGATAAGTTCCGCGCCAAACAAATCTGGATCGAGGAATAAGGAGTCAATTATGGACCTCAAGATTGCCTATCAGAAACTCACCATCATGTCCGGAGGAGTGACGGCGGATCGTCTCAAAAAGTTGACTGAAACAATCAACAATGTGCCGGATTCGGCCACGCTGGTTGAGTGCTCCGACGAAAAAACCGGAGTCCGTTTTGGTCAGGCCAAATGCCGCGCCGGACGCTGCCTCAAAATCGGGTCCGGGGGCCGGAACAAGGGCCAATCTCATGCCTACCAGATTTGGGCGGTCTGGGAATAGTCTACCGGCCTCGCGGCTCATCCCGTGTGATGAACTGAACCCCTAGCTCCTGGGCCGCGAATGCCTCCATTTTGAGCAGGTAGATTCGCATTCCATCATCCGTGAGTTGAGTTGTTGAGCCGACACAATCCCGCTGGTCCGTGATCGGGTTGACGCTCCATTTGACGTATTTCTCCGGGTCAATGACATGCGATGGGTCAAAATCCGGCTCATCCGGGTCTGGGAGGAAAAGGGTTTTCATACCACTGTGCCACACCCCGGCTGGATATTGCCGGTCATTGCGCCATGCCTGACGTGCGATATCAGCGAGCGGCCCCGCCCAGTAGGCCGCATTGAGGGTCGGTTTCCTTTGCCTGGGTTTCTCCCGGATCAAAACCTCAACCGGGTTTTCGGAATCCAGCGGCACCCCCCGGATGGCATTGACAGCGAATTCCACCTGGCTCGGACCCCGGAGGTAGATTGGCGAGATTGTGACTTTGGGCCGCTTGGGGATGGTGGTCATTCATGCCTCCACCGGGAAAGATAGCACTTTCTATTCCAACCTATGCGCCATTTGACGAATTGTGACCATTCGCACAGTTCGACCATCCCTGTCGATTTTGCTTTCCATTGATATTCGGAGGCCGTATTCTGAATGCAGACCAACAGGACAGGAGCCCAAATGGATACCCTCACCAAAGAATCCGCCATGGCAGAGTTGAATTCCCTGCCGCCGCTCGCCCACCTCAAACTGGAGGACATGCGCATGAAGGATCTGCGCTATCGGGATCACCTGATCGAGATCATCGCCAAAGACGTGGCCGACCGAACCTACATCGTCCAGCGGGATAGTCTGATCCCCCGCGCCTGCAAAATGGCGAACATGAATACGGGGTTCACTGCGGACCAGGGGAACGGGAGATGGTCCGTGGAATTCCTCAGAATCATGGACCTGCTATGGCGTAAGGAATTTGGAGGGAAGCATGCCAACCCCTGAACCCCCACCAATGAGCCTCTTACGGCCCCAGTATCGCGTCGAATCTGAGTGTGAAAGCCTCAAGATGCAACTCATGGTCGCCCAACACAAACTCCAGGATGCGGAACGGCGAGCGGAGTCCTATCGGGTGGATATCCGGGTCATTCAGAGACAGATGGAAGACCTGCACAAAAGGGCGCTGGCGGCAGAACATCGGGTTGTTGAATTGGAATTGGAGGTTTCAATTGCCAGATCGGTATGAAGAGTTTCTTCGATCCAAGGCCCAGCTTGGCGGCGATCATGGGTTCAAGCCTAACTGGATGCCTGACTTCCTTATCGATTTCCAGGCGGACCTGACGGAATGGTCCCTGCGCACCGGACGCTCTGCCAACTATTCAGATTGCGGATTAGGCAAGAGCGTCATGGAATTGGTATGGGCGGAGAACGTCAAACGCCATGCCAAGGGGAGCATCCTCCTTTTGACCCCGCTGGCCGTGACTCACCAGATGAAGTCCGAGGCTGAAAAATTTGGAATCGACGCGACCGTTTCCAGGGATGGCAAGGTCACCCCTGGGATCAACATCACGAATTACGAGAAGTTGCACCTGTTCAACCCCTCGGATTTTGTGGGGATGGTATGCGATGAATCGTCAATTTTAAAGTCATATGACGGTTCCACCCGCGCGGCGATCACGGGTTTCATGCGCAAGCTCCCCTACCGTCTCTTAGCCACAGCAACCGCTGCCCCCAACGATTTCACAGAGTTGGGCACGTCATCCGAAGCTCTCGGGCACCTGGGGCACATGGACATGCTCAACAAGTTTTTCAAGAATGACCTGAACAATTCCGCCCAGGGCCGGATGCGCGGTGAGGTCATCAAGTGGAGGCTCAAGGGCCATGCTGAATTGCCTTTCTGGCGTTGGGTATGCAGTTGGGCGCGGGCCGTGCGCAAGCCTTCGGACCTTGGGTTCGATGACCGCGCCTTTATCCTTCCTGAACTGACCGAACAAGAACATTTCGTCACGGCTGAAACTTTACCGGATGGGATGTTGTTTCCTATCCCCGCCTCTGGTCTTCGGGAACAGCGGGACGAACGCCGCCGATCCATCCATGAACGGTGCCAGGCCGTGGCCGATCTGGTGAACCCCACAGGCCATCCGGCGCTTGTGTGGTGTCACCTGAACGACGAAGGAAACCTTCTAGAGAAATTGATCCCCGATGCCATCCAGGTAAGCGGATCAGACAGCGACGATGCCAAAGAAGAGAAGTTGATCGCTTTTGCCAAGGGTGGCGCTCGGGTTCTAGTCACCAAGCCATCCATCGGCGCATGGGGCCTGAACTACCAGCATTGCGCCCATGTGACCACGTTCCCGAGCCATTCATTTGAGCAGTATTACCAGAGCATCCGGCGTTGCTGGCGGTTCGGGCAAAAGCGCCCTGTCCATGTGGACATCGTCACTTCTGAGGGCGAGCGCGGGGTTCTGGCAAACCTTCAGCGGAAGTCTGCCCAGGCGGACGAAATGTTTACCCATCTCGTTACCGAAATGAATCACGCGCTCGGCATCGCCGCTCCTTCCCCTTTCACCAATACCCAAGAGGTGCCATCGTGGCTGTTGAAAGTCAATTAATTACAGATAAATATGCTATTTATCACGGGGATTGCATCGAAGTAATGCAGGGGCTCCCTGGAAACAGCATCCATCTTTCCGTGTATTCACCTCCGTTCGGCGGATTATACAATTATTCCAGTGATGACCGAGACTTGAGCAACTGTATGGACTATCCGGAATTCCTGAAACAGTATGCCTTTGTGGTCCGGGAACTGGCACGGGTGACGGTCCCCGGCCGGGTCACCTGTGTACATTCCATGGATATTCCCAAGTCCAACTCAGGAACCGATGCCCTGTTGGATTTTCCTGGCGACATCATCCGGCTCCACGAAGCGGAAGGGTGGCACTTCACGGGTCGGCGCATGATCTGGAAGGAACCCCTTGCCGTGCGGCTGCGAACCATGCAGAAGAACCTCGCACATAAGACCCTGTGTGAGGACAGCCTAGATTGCGGCGTGGCCTCTGGCGACCAACTACTGACCTTCCGCCGCGCCGGGAAGAACCCTATCCCTGTGGCCCACCCCATCGGTATGACGTCCTACGCGGGCGAGCGGGTGCCCCCGGCTGACATCCTGCACTATAGCGGGTGGAAGGGGAAGCAGACCGAAAACCGATTCTCTCAATGGATATGGAGGCAGTACGCCGATTGCATGTGGGATGACGTGCGGATGAACCGGGTTCTCCCCTTTAAAGAATCCCGCGACAGCGAGGACGAAAAGCACGTCCACCCGCTCCAGCTTGACGTTATCGACCGCTGCGTCCAATTGTTTTCCAACCCTGGAGAGGTTGTCTTCACCCCGTTCATGGGGGTTGGGTCTGAAGTTTACAGCCCTGTGATCCTGGGCCGGCTCGGGATGGGGGCAGAATTGAAGGCGAGCTACTACCGTCAAGCCTGTCGAAATGTGGAAGCCGCCGCCCGTGGCCAGCAATTCGACATCCAGGATGGTGAGATGCTGTTCGATGAGGCCCTGTCATAGCCAAAACTTAGCTCTTGCTTTCCATCGCAAAAGATTGATAATCTACCTGTAGTTTCAACCCACCGGAGGCACCATGAACGCTGATCTCAACACCATCACCATCAACGGCATCGAATACGTGCAGAAAGGAACCGAGCCCGCACCGCAGACCATCGGTGACAAGCGCATCATCGTAGCAGATCGCGGCTGGGTTTTCGTGGGCGACTGCGAAGACCACGAAAACGGTTCCGTGACCATCCGTAATGCCCAGAATATCCGACAGTGGGGGACTACCAAGGGGCTCGGCGAACTGTCAACCGGCCCCGTGGTAGGGAAGACAAAATACGATCCCTACGGCGTGGTCCGCTGCATTCCCATCGTGCAGATCAATGTCGTCAATGGGTGGTGATTCATGGCAAAGACTCTGCTTTTAAAGGCTGACGGATACGGAGACGGAGACGGATACGGAGACGGAGACGGATACGGAGGCGGATACGGATACGGATACGGAGGCGGAGACGGAGACGGAGACGGAGACGGAGACGGAGACGGAGACGGAGACGGAGACGGAGACGGAGACGGAGACGGAGACGGAGACGGATACGGAGACGGAGACGGAGACGGAGACGGAGACGGAGACGGATACGGAGACGGCTCATAGGAGATTCACATGGCACTCACCCCCATCAATCTGCACGACTACCTGCATGAGGTAGGTGCTGCCCACATTGCGGCCTCGATCGGATGCAACGCCGCCACCCCATACGGATGGCTACACGGAGGATACCCCCAGGCCCGGATACGGATTGCCCTGGTCAAGCTGGCCAAGAAAGACGGATATGCGCTGGAGATTCCAGTGAAGGAGATTGTCAAATGACCGAGGTCGTGGCAACTCCCACCACTGACCAGCGCAAGGCCGCATGGTTGGAGGATCGGAAGACCTGTATTACCGGAACGGAATTGTCCATGATCTTGGGACTCAATCGGTATGCCGGTCCTATGCAGGTCTATCTAGATAAAAAGGGGCTCGCTGAACCCCTTGTTGACACCTCTCCCATGAGGTGGGGGAAGCGGCTGGAGCGGGAAATTCTCAAGGGATATGCCGATGACCTTCAGCGCCCCATTCAATTTGCCGATTCCTACCAGTTGATCCGCTGCCCGGGTTTCCCGCTTCTGGGAGCCACCCTGGACGCCCGATGGCTGGATGGTGATTGCCGGCCGGTTGACGCCAAAAATCGCCGCCAGAAAACCCCAGACTGGGGAGAGTCCGGAACAGACAAGTTCCCAATCTGGTACCAGCTGCAGCTGGTCGCCCAGATGATGGTGACCAAAACCCAGGTTGCCGATCTCGCGGCCCTTTTTGGTGGGAATGAATTGGTGCCCTATACCATCATCCTCGATCCCGACTATCCCGAGATCATCATGGAGAAGGTCAGCAAATGGTGGGAATATCACATCATCCAGGACAATCCGCCTGAAATCGACGGTTCCGATGCCAGCACGGAATACCTGAAGGCAAAATTCGCCAAAGGTATTGAGATTACCAAACCCGCCACAGATCAGGTTCGCGCATGGGTTGAAGCCAGGAAGGCCGCAGATGCCGAAATCAAAGAGGCAGAGAAGTGGAAGATCGAGGTAGAGAATCGGCTGAAGGACTACCTTGGGGAGGCAACGGCTGTTTCTGGGCTCATTACATGGCGGAACAACAAAGATTCAGCCAAGACGGATTGGGAGAAATTGGCCCTAACCTATCATCCAACCAAGGGGATGATCGAGCAGTTCACCACCACTAAACCTGGCCCCCGCGTCCTTAGATTTTCATAGGAGATCACATGGAACCCGAAGTTTTAAATGCCCCGCAGGCCCTCGAAACCTATCGCCCGCAGGGGGTGTCTACCCCCCAGGGCGAGACGGCCTCATTCGCCATGGCCGCGATGGCCAAAGCCGCCATTGAATCCCGGTATACCCTTGCGATGGCTCGCCCGAGGGATTGGGACCTGGTGCGGACCAAGCTCCTGAAAGAATGCCAGCGGCCCGGATTTGCTGATGCCGCGATCTACCACAAACCCATCGGGAATGGCGTTGAGGGCCTGTCCATCCGCTTCGTGGAGGCCGCGATCCGGTGCATGGGCAATTTGTTCCCAGAAACCGTGGCCGTTTTTGATAACGAGGATAAGCGGGTCATGCGGGTGAGTCTGACCGAATTGGAGGCTAACATCACCTATTGCAAGGAGGTGACGATCTCCAAGACGGTGGAACGCCGCTTCTTAAAAAAGGGCGAGACTGCGCTCAAAACCCGAATCAATTCCAAAGGCGAGCAGATTTACATCATGGAAGCGACCGACGACGACATCCTGAACAAGGCTAACGCGCTGGAGTCCAAGGCCCTGCGCGGGCTCGGGCTGCGGGTCATCCCTGGCGACATGCAGGATGAGTGCGAACAACTCTGTTACAGGATTCGTGCGGACAAGGCCGCGAAAGACCCGGATGCCGAAAAGAAGGCCATTTACGATGGATTCGCCAAACTGGGCGTAACCCCGGACATGCTGAAGGAATACCTGGGCGGGATCGCTGGCAATCTCCAGCCCAAAGACCTCGTGGAACTGCGCGGGCTATATTCGGCCTTGCGCGATGGGGAAACGACAATCCGGGAAATTCTGGATGCCAGAAAATCCGCAGGCGATGCCCCACAAGGCGGGGAAAATAAACCGGCAGGGAAGGGCGCGGAAACCCTCAAGGACGCACTGAAGGGCAAGCAGGCCCCGGCAACCACCGCCGAAGTCCCGACCGGGAAGAACCCGGATGACCGGATCAAGCGGGATCCCGAGGCTGAAATCCCGCTCTAGCACCTGTCCAGGATCACCTGGACCCAAGGAGAACCTCATGAAACTCTCAACCATACTCTCAAAATTAGATGCCTGTTTCGAGGCCCGCTCGTGGGCCAAAACCCAACCCGATCTGAAAACCGCATGGCACGAATGCAAACGCAGCGACTGGATGCTCTGGCTGATCGCCCGGACCACGCTAGACCAGGACGATCCTCGACTGCGCCTGATGGCCTGCGATTTTGCCGTGGCCGTGCTGATCTACGTCCCAGCTGGTGAGGACCGGCCACGGCAGGCTATCGAGGTTGCCCGTAGGTTTGCCGCTGGAGATGCCACCCGTGAGGAGATGGACGCCGCAGGGGCCGCCGCATGGGCCACAGGGGCCGCAGGGGCCGCCGCAGGGGCCACAGGGGACGCAGGGGCCGCCGCAGGGGCCACAGGGGACGCCCAGTCGGACATCATCCGTCACTATTTCCCGGAGTGCCCGGAGATCAAACCCGAATTGCTGCGTAAGGCTGCGTAGCACCTGTCCAGGAGCATTGTCATGGATACATCGAAATGCCCCGTATGCGGGAAGCCATTCAAGCATGGAGAACTCACCGGGCTCCCTCTCCAGGATTGTCGATGCCCCGGTGTCAGCATCAGCCAGGATTTGATGGGGAAAATCATCGTCCGGGTTTTTGCTACCTGCAAGTTCTGCCGTGGGATCGTGCCCAAGGAAGGGTTCGTTCACTCCCGCTGCCGCAAGAAATCCCTTCAACGCTGATGTCCATGATCTCCATCCTTGGCCCCTTTGTCTGCACCCGATATTCAACTCTTTACCTCACGGCCCAGGTGCCTGAGACAAAGGTGCAGATGGAGTGCCTCGGGTTATTGAATATTCTAGGCATCCCCGCCGCTCCAATCGATGTAGGGGGGAAGACCCTGCGCGGACGTGCCTACGGTGCCCTGGTGCGGGCTGGGAGGAAAGACCTGGTTAGCCAGATCGCCGGGAAGCAGGGGGCCGGGATCGCCGGAGTGCCTGACCTCATCGGGACCATTCCAGCCGCCATGATGGGCACACCGTGGGGAGTCCCGCTCTACCTGGAAATGAAAGCCCCAGCATGGTATGAGGTTGGCAAGCGGGGTGCTCTGGTTCTCAAACGTGCCGCTGGTTCGCTGACCACGGAACAGCGGCAATTTCTGACCACGATGACAAAGGCTGGTGCAGTCTGCGGGGTTTGTTGGTCCGTGGGCGACCTGAGAAAGATTCTCGATTTGGTCCTTCCCCGTCGCTGAAAATATTTTTGAATTTCCTTGAACTTTGGTCTGGACTGCCTATAATTTTTTATATGGAGACCAGGCCGTGACCCAGACCATCTGCCCCATCCTTCACATGAACGGGACTTCCAAGAAATCGCTGGTTGATGGCAGGGAGGACGCCTACATCAAAATCCAAGAGGCTATCAAGGCTCTATGTGAGATGGCACCCAATGGCCGAGACTACTATCTGGTGGACGGGCTCATGGAAAAGGCACAGGCACAGCACGATCGCAGGATCAGCACATTGATTGCACTACAGGATGAGATTATAGCCGAGATTGAGCAGTTGACCGAGTTCAAGTAGCCCCATCGGGACCGGTAGAGTCCTCAACCATCGTGGTGAGCGATCCTGCGGAGCCGGTCCTGATACCAATCGCCCCGAGAGGGGCTTTTGGGGTAGACCATCCAAGGAGCAAACATGGACCGTAACGAATGCCTGATCATCGTTACTGAGGCCAGAAAGAAAGGGGAGCGTGCCGACCTAATCGGGGCCGACCTGAGCCGGGCCAACCTGATCGGGGCCGACCTGAGCCGGGCCGACCTGAGCCGGGCCAACCTGATCGGGGCCGACCTGAGCCGGGCCGACCTGATCGGGGCCAACCTGATCGGGGCCGACCTGAGCCGGGCCAACCTGATCGGGGCCAACCTGATCGGGGCCAACCTGAGCCGGGCCAACCTGATCGACGCCTCCATGGACGGCTCCAACCTGAGCGGCGCCAACCTGAGCGGCGCCAACCTGGTCTGGACCAACTTGAGCGGCGCCAACCTGATCGGGGCCGATAAAATTGCATCCATGGCTGTGTTCACGGGCCTCTATGAATACCAGTGCTGGGCCGTGGTCACGGATGCTGGTGTCCCCTGGGTCCGTATGGGGTGCTTGCTCAAGTCGTTGGCAGACTGGGATACCATCGGAATCCGCAAGAGCAATCTGGGTGAGTTCAAGGACGACGGTTCTGTAAAGTCCGAGCGCCGAATCCGTGCCTTTGACTTCACCCGCGCCGAGGCTGTTCGCCTTGCTGCCGAATTCAAAGAAAGCGAGGCGAAGTGATGGCCGAAGATCCCAAGACGCTCGAAGGCATCATCCTGAACCCCAGTGAGGACGGAGCTCTTGTCTCCATCGAGAACCGCAACCCGATTGAGGTGTTCACGGACTTTGGTATAGTGGAGGCCGTTCTGTGTCTCATCGAACGCCAAGCCATGGACTTCACTCCTGACCTTTCCACAGTCAAAGGGCGGAAGGAGATCGTATCCAGGGCCTACCGAGTCGCACAGACAAAGGCCCTGTTGGACAACATCGGCAAGGAACAAGTTGCCAAAATGAAAGAATTGCCCAAGGCTATCGATGCTGGGCGTAAGATCTTCCGGGACTGCCTGGATGCGCTGAAAGACAGGGTTCGGCAACCATTGACTGATATGGAGGTCCGCACCGCCACGATCCGAGGCAAACTGGATGAGATCAAAAATGCGCCGGCCAAATTCAGCGCGGCCACCTCGGACGCCATCTTTGATGAAATCGCCCGGATTCACGCGATCCCGACAGATGAATCATGGGGCGAGATCCGACACATCAATATTTCCTACGCGGAGTAGCCATGGACCGTCATCGTTTTATCCTCTTCTGCGCTCTGGGGGGCTTGCTGGCCATCCTGATTTACAACCTGCCGGATGCCATTGAGCAAACGGCTATCTTCCTGGGGATCC